ATCAGAGGCTGGCACCGTGGATCAAGCACACTTGCACGGTCGTGTCGGTCGTGGCCGGCTGCACCGCCACGATCCCCACCTTGATCCCGGTGGCACCTGTGACCATTTGCCCGTCGATGGTCGCGGGGTAGAGGCTCACGGTCGCAAACTGGGCGTAGTTGGTGCCCGCGCCGGTCGGCTTGGGAAGGCTGACCACGCGGCCGAACGTGAGATCGACGGCTCCCGGCTTGTTGGCCACGAGCGGACGATCGACGATCCCGACGAGCGAACTGCCCAGCGGATAGGGCTTGCCGACTGCCACGCCCGTCGAGGGCGTGACGTTGATCGATCCACCGAGGTTTGGCATGGGGTTGGTCTTTCGTGTCTGGAGGAGAGCGGGAGGAGTAACGAGAAGCCCGGGGGGCGGGCACTTGGGCGGCCTGCCCCCCGGGCGCGGTCATGGTTTCAAGATCAGGCGACGTCCTGCCAGACGAGCGACGACTTCTCGGCGGTTACGTTGCCCCAGGCCATCCAGCCGCGGATGACAAACCCGAGCGTGTCGTACATCGGATCCACGCTCTGGATCGTCGGCGTCATCACGCCGTTGAGCCAAGCCGTCTGCATCGGGGCGAGATTCTGCCGGCCACCCACCAACCCCCAGCCCGTCGCCGAGGTGAGGAACTGCGTCGAGGCAACCGCGTAGCGGCCCGCGAGGCTGTTGGTGTTGGGGATCGTCTTGTTCTCGCCGGTGATGAGGATGTTGCCCGGCTTCATGAGATCCGTAGCAACCACCTCCAGCTCCGGCGGCACAAGCAAGAGCCGGCCCTGGACGATGATCGGCTTTCCGGCGGTGTTCTTCTGACGCTCGATCTTGGCCTTGGCAGCCTTGAGCGAGGTGATCGAGAGAGCATTGCCGGCCGCGGCCGTGATCGTCGTGTAGTAATTCCCCGCGTTGATGGCAGCCAGGAAGATCGAATAGAAGTCTTCCAGGAATCCCATCGCGGCACCGTCGCCGAGAGCGTTGCCGAGCTCGGCGAGCCGGCCGGTATCGTCGTTGATTTGATCTTCCAGGGTGAACGTCGTGAGACGGCCCCAGAGATCCGCTTTCACGGTCCGCGTGTCTTCGACGAGGTTGGAATCCTCGAGCTTTCCGGAGTTGGTCGCACGCTTGAAGGAGAAGTCTCCCATCGTGCGAACGCCCGGGATGCTCTTCAAGTCGTTGACCAACTTCGGCGTCGAAAGCATCGACCACGGATCGCTCTTGATGACGAGGTCGTACTGGTCGAGCACGAACTTCCCGTAGGCAGCCGACAGCGTGGTGGAAATGTCGTGCTGCGAGAAGGCGGCCTGGAGCACGTTCTTCGCGTTGCCGGCGTGGATCCGGTACTCGTTGCCGGAGTAGCCGGCCGCGCGAGCGGCGTTCATGAGAAACTGAACGAGGCTCATCTCCATCCGCTGGTCGTTGCCGGCGGCGAGCTCGTCCTCTTTGAACCGGCGATGGAGCGCGTCGTCGGTCATGCCGGCGGCCATGCAGAGCGCCGCGGCCATGCCCATCACCTTGAGCCCGGCGCCCTTCATCGCCTGCCCGGCGATGTGGCCGGCGGGAGCGGTGCCGAAGCTGGTGCGATGGGCCGCAAGGCCCTTCACGCGCTCCAGCTCGATGTTGGCCGCGGCCGCTTCGGCCTGGGCCTTGGCGAGGTTGGCCCGGAGGATCTGGGTGGCGAGGTCATCGCCAGCCGAGCCACCGTCGGTGCCGGCGCCGGCAACGATCGGGGCGGGAGCCCGGGGCGTGGGAGCCGGCGGGGTGCCGGCCGAGGCAGCGAGGGGAGCACCAGCCGCCACGTTGGTCGGCTCGGAGGTCCCCTCCGGGTTTCCGTTGACTGGCTTCGACATAGAGGGAACTCCTCTCGCCTTCGCGGCGATCGCGGCCGACGTTCCGGGGTCGGCGCCCTGCTGACAGATCGTTGCTTCCCGCAGCCGCCCCGAGCGGACCACGAGAATCGGGCCTTCAAAACTGCGGCCGTTGACCGTGACTTTGTCTTTCGGCCCGAAGTATTCGGTTTCATCGACGTCGCCACCGACCGAGGCCTGCCACTGGAAGCCCTTGGCGGCCATGCGGACCACGTGTTGCGTGATCTCGCTTTCGGTGTTGAGGAGCTGCCCCTGGAGGGCGATCCGCTTGCCGTCGTTTTTGACGGCGGTCGTCTGGCCGAGGAGGCAGTCGATCGAATACGTGTCATGGACGTAGTTGATCGCGACCCGCTGCCCGCACTCAAAGCCCTTGAGGTCAACCACCATCGGGCAGTCGCTCCACGGCTGCCGGATCGCGTCTCCGGTGTAGAGCACCATGTCGACGGTGGGGATCTTCGGGGCGCCGGCGGAGCCGTCGGCAGCGCGGATCGACACCGAGCTCGTGAGAGCAAACCCGTTGGTGCGGGCTGCGGCCTGGAGCTCGGCGGCGGCGAGGATCTTGGCCATTTTAGTTTGTCCCCTGGGGTTCACGGTCGAGGGCCGCGAGGAGCCCGATGCCGGCAGACGCTGCCGCCTGAGTCACCGCCTGGAGGTCAAGGCCAAGGCTCTTGGCAAAGGCCTGTTCGGCCGCCTTCTGCTGGAGCACCTTCCGCCAGTCGGCGCCGCGACGGCTGCAAACATCGGCGAGCGTGGTCGAATTGCCCGACAGCGCGACTTGCTCCGCCGTGGCTTCTTTGAGCGGGTCGATGTGGCTTGTTCCGTCCCAAGCCCATTCCCAGCTCCACTTGTCGCGGACCGGCAGCCCGTAGGGGATCACCCCCTTGAGCTGCACGGCCTCGTCGAGCCAGAGGTTGAGAAACGGGTTGAGGATCTTCCGCTCGATGGCAGCTTGATTTGATTCGATTTTGCGGGCATACGCGATCCGGTCGCCGCGCATGCTTGAGTAATTGCTCTGGCTCGCGTCCATGCACGCGACGACGTAGGGCATGTCGAGGGCGGAGCCGATCTGCGAGAGAATGCGCCTTTCAAACTCCGCAAACGTGCTCGTGGGATGCTCGGCCTTCATTTGCACCGGCTCCCACCCGTCCGGCGCCGACATGGCCATGCCACGCACAATCGGCACGCTCGACCACAGCGGTTGATCGGCCGCGGACGCCGAAGCGGGCATTGTCGTTTTCAGGATGGCGGCCATGCTGGCGGCGAACTCGGCAGCCGAAAGGGTTGCCATGGTGAACCGCCGCAGGATTGCAAACAGCTCAAGCACCGAAGCCACTTCGGGAACGCCACGTTGCAGTCCCGGGCGAGTAATGTGGGCCCAGTGGGTGATTCGTTTTGCGGGGATCCAACTGCCGTTGTAAGAGCCGCCGATGTTCCACGTGCTTCCGGGATGCTGGTCGAGCAACCAATACTCGATCGGATTGCCGAATTGGTCGTAGCGGATGCCGTTGACCACTTCGGGCTCGGTGCGGATGAACAACTCCAAAAACTGGTCCGTTTCTCGGAGCACCCAATCCAGTTGCACTTCGTCGGGCCCGAAAAGGCCCTTGTTCATCTGGAAAAGCCCAAATTGATCGCCGTCGGTGACGTAGCTTTTCCGCGCGGTGCGGAGCTTGCCCGGCATGTCGATCGCGAGCATGTGATCGAAAACGCGATCCTCGACGAGCGACACGAGGCGCTGGTCGACCCCCGCGCCGCAATTGAGGAGGAGCCGCGGGCCGGTGCCGACAACGTCGTTGGCCAGTCGGTCCTGGATTCCGGCAAGCCAGCCGTTATTTTGGGCCTCGGCTCTGGCACGGTTACGAAGGATCCGCCGCACCTCGGGCCGGGCAGAGGAATTGGCATCCCACTGGTCGACGCTCGCGCCCCAGTGGTTTTGGTTGAGCGCGGTGGTCTGGGCGGCATCCCATCGAGCATGAATCGCTGAGGCGAGCGTCGTCCGCTGCTCGGACACGGTCCTCTCCAAGGCGGAGATCCTCCCCCCCGAAATCGCGTCGGCGATGGTGCCCCAAATCCCCATGGTCAGAACAGATCCCCAGGGGTGTAGGTCAGTCCCATCGGCGAGGCGGGCACCGCCTGGGCGTAGCGCAGGGCGGCGAACGGGTTGCCGCCAACGCTCGCGGCCGCGGCGAACTTGGCCGCGGCGATCTGGTCGGCAAGGCTGTGTTGCTCCACCTCAATCGCGTCGGTCTTCGTGCGCTTGGGCGCACCGACAGCCCCGACCGAATCGGCGACAGACTGCGCAAGCGCGGCAACGTCGATGTCGGCCATGGGGTGGATTCCGGGAGGTTGTGGCCCCGGCGAGAACCGGGGCCTCCTCGGAATCTATCCCTGCCCGCCGGTCGTTCCGGGGGGTCCGCCGCTGGGGGGCTTATCGCATCATGGCGGCGAGCTCGGCGGCGCGGGCGGCGATCTCGTCGCTTGTGACCACCTTGCGGGCCTTGTGGCGGTCCATGATCGTTGCCCCAATCGCCTCCACCCCGGAGTAGCTGGCGGCCACCGCGGCCCCCACAAGGCAATCCCACCAGTGGTTATCTTGCCCGGGGGTGAGGCTCCAGAGATCGCAGGCCCGCTCCCGGGAGATCGCGCGGGTGGGGTATTCGCTGGCGAGGTGATCGGCCAGGAGGTCGTGGGGCTTCCCAGAGTGAATCGTGATCCTCGTGGTGTCGCCGTCGCCGAGCTTGAGCCTGCCGGCCACCATCGATTTCCAGACGTTGGTATCCCACTGGAGATGCCGCACCTTCTCGTTGGTGCTCGTGCGCCAATTGGCCCCCTGCCTCTCGCCGGGGGGCGGGGCTTTGTCGGTGAGCGTGCGGCCAGCCACGCCGACGTAGCGGCCCTGGGAGGGGAGCACCCGCGTGCCCCAAGGCGAGCGGCGGACAAACTCCCGCACGACGTTGGAGCTCTGTTGCCAGTTGGCATCCACGAGCATCAGCGAAAGCTTGCTCGTGGCGTCGTCCCACTCGTGGCCCACTTCGCGATCCATGAGCTGTTTGCAAACAACGTCGAGCCCCTGAGAGATCGCCGTTTCGAGGCTCGCGCCCCCGGCGGCATCGACGAGCGTTCGACCGGCCTCGCGGAGCGTGAAGTAGGCGCGTCCCTGGTCGGGGTAGGCGCCGTAGCCGACAACATGCCCGCGGAGCCCCGGGCCCCAGGCGGCCACGAGCCAGTAGAGCAAATCCTTCTGGACGTCGATGAAGCCCGTGAGCGTGTTGGTGCCGGTGGGCATCTTCCAAGCGCCGAGTGTAGCGATCACGTGCGAGCGAACGTCTGCCACCGTGACCGCGGCGGTTTTACTTTCGTCGCGGAGCGGTTCGTTTTGGCACTCGGTCGCGAAATAATCCGCGCCGCGGTCGATGAGGAGGTTGTAAGAATGCTGAATTGCCGAATGCTCTGTCTCGCGGGAGTAACAGGAATCCCAGGCAACCACCGCGCCGGAGTCCATGGCTGCCCGGTTGGCCAGATAATATTCGTCGGCCTCGCGAAGGGCTCGTTTGCGATCCTCGGCATTGTCTGGAATGAACGTGTGGCGAAGCTCGCGGTAACGCCCGAGCCACATTTGATCTTGAGCGTCGGAGGGGCGGAGGAGCATCTTGACCCGTTTCCCCTGCCATGCGGGGTAGAGCTTCGGGTCGAGGAGCTGGTGGATCGCGCAACCGTCGGCGAGGATCGTGCCGTTGACGACACACGCGAGCGTCTTGTCGTGACCGCCGAGGCCAAGGATCGATTTCGTGAGGATGTTGAGTCGCTTTTTCACTTGGGCCGGCTGGCCGGCTGATTCGCGGGTCTCAATGTCGTCGCAAACGACGAGATCCGGGCGAACTTGCGTCCCGTCGGAAGACTTGTGCCGAAGGCCAAGGATTGAGCCAGTGATGCCCTTTGTTTTGATGATCGCCCCGGAGGCTGCCGACCCTTCGATTGACGGGATAACGATCGTGTCGCGTTTCCACTGCACGTGGGTGAGCTTGCCCCCTTGCGTCTGGCTCTTGCAACGCTGCGGCTTGCCTTCGAGGGCCTGGAGGGGAAACACCACCTCCGGGTAGTCCTCGGCCAGGAGCTCGTTCTCGACGAGCTCCCGTTTGATCGAATCGAGGCTGTCAGTCGAGAGCCCGGCCTCGGCAGCGATCAGCGCGATGTACCGTGCCACCGAGTTGAGGATCGCCCACAGGCAGAAGTTTTCGACGCTAGTCGATTTCCCGAATCCTCGAGGAAATGCGTTGGCAAACTGCCCGCCTTCGGTCGTGGCGGCATGAAGGATTTTGTACATGTCGAGATGGTCATTCGACATGGGGTATTTTCCTGTTGAGTTAGGAAAATACGTTTTCGCAAAAACAACCGGATCGGCAGCGCACGCGGCCCGTCGTTCAGGGTTGACGCATTTCGGGATGGCGCCGATTTCGGATCCGCTGGCGGTCCGTTCTCGGGATCGCTCGATGTCCCTGATGCGCTTTCTTGCGGCCGCTTCGACAACTTGCTCCGCGGAGTTTTTGGGGCGGCCCATCGTCGGCTTGTCGGTGTCGCTCATGCTGGGATCTCTTTGGTTTCGCTCGCGGTCACGGCCACCGCCAGGGCGGCCCAGACATGGCTCTTCACCCCGAACAGCGGCCCCGGCGCCTTCTTTGTCCCCACCGGACCAAATCTGTCCAGGAGCGATTGACGGATGTTGGCATCCTTCGCCCGCATGCTCTGGCAGAGGTGCATCTTGACGTCCTTCCGGACGACGAGCTGGATGTTCTCGTCGCCCGTGTGCCGCCCGGCGGCCTCGCGAAACCGGCCGATTTCAACGCACGTTTGAAACACTTCGGCGCCGACGGCCATGCCGTAGCAGGCGACCATTTCGATTGCCAGCCGGCGCGGCGGGAAGTGGTGCTCCCGCTCGTGGTAGATCCCCATGGCAAGGAAATCCTGCACGTGCTGACGCACGAAACCGTTTTCCGTCCATCCGGAGTCGAGCACGGTGGCTCCGTCCCACACGACGAACGCGCTTTTGGTCGGGCCCGGGTCGATGGCATAGATCAAGGGTTTCACTCCACCCTCCCGCGGCGTTGCCGATTCACAACCATCGCATCGCCGAGCGTTCTCATCCGCTCGCGCCCACATCGCACCAATTCCGTTTTCTGCCGGCGGCCGATCGTCGGATCGGCGGCCGCTCGGTCGAGCGTTGCTTGAATCGAGGTTGTCGTTTTCGCGCGTCGGATTGCCCAGCGCAGCCGGGCCACCTTCGCCTCGATGATCGGCCGCGGATCAACCGCCAGGGGTGGAACCATCGGGCACCTCCCTTCGATAGCGCTTGGCCTGGGCGAGGATCAGCAGGCCTATCTCCTCGATCTTTCCTGCCACTGCGGCCTCGGCCGCTTCCCGCGAATCGTGCCAGCCGTCTTCGTATTCAAAAATCGCCCTGCCAGACCGCACGAGCTTCACGCCGTCGGTCGTAAAGGCCTCGCCGGTCGAAAAGAAATGCTGCACCCCGCTGCTGTCGAAATGACTCAACACGGTCAGCTTGTAAACCTTGTCGGCCATCGTCTTCCCCCGCGGCTATGCCGCTTTCGTGATGTGAATCGATCTCTGGGTGGCCCTCCCCGAGCGGCCGCTTTCGCGCGCCGCCCGGGGGCGAGCCGTTACCGAATTAGCGGCGCGAGCCGTAGCGCTTGCAGGCATACCAACGGCCATCGGCTCCGCGGGCCACGCCCTGGTCGACGACCGGCGCCCCGTTGTTGCAGCAGTTGGCCAGAGCCGCCTCCGGGGTTGAGCCGTATCCGACGCCCTCATAGCCGCTGTTCCCGCCGTGGTGCCGCATCGTGCCGTTGGCCGCTTGCAGCTCGGCCACGGCCTGGGCGGTCGCGTTGCTGCCGCGGAGCACCGTCCGAGATCGCTCGGTCGTGGAGCTCGTGCCGCAGTTGCCGCTCGTGCATGTCGATGTCGAGCTCGTCGCCACAGCCCTTCGGCCAAACGGTCCCGCCTCGGCAAACCCCGAGAGCATCGCCACGAGCGCCACGGCTACCAGCGCGGTAAAGGTCACATTCCGTCGCATGAATCACCCTCCATGAAGTCCTCGTCACCCGGAACGTCCGGGGCTTGGGCGGCATCGGCCGCCGTTGCATCGTCAGCCGGCGCGGGCGGTTGCCACGCGGCGGCGGTTTTCAGGATCGAGAGGAGCCGAACGACCGGCACGTGGCACGGTTGCCGTTCCATGTCGCACTCCCGGCAAATCACACCGGCGAGCTCGCGGGCGGAATCCTCGAGGCGCCGCACGATGCGGAGGAGCTGCTGGTCGGTGCAGGGGGATGCCGTCTGGCATTCCTCCGCGGTCGGCCATTGCCATGGCTTCCCGGTCGTGCGTCCGAGCCGCTGGCTCTCGTAGCTCATGCCGAAGCCCTCTCGGCGGCATCAAGCATGGCGACGTTGTAGCGCCGGATCACCGCCATGAGCTTCCGAGCCTGCTCCCGGCCGGCCTCTAGGGCACACGTGATCGCCTCGGCTTCGTCGCCGGTGATCTGGAGCGAGAGAGCGATTTCGTCCCAAGCGAAAAACGGGTCGAAGCCGGCGCCTGCCTGCTCAATCTCGTCGAGGATCGCCCGGTCGGATTCTTCCTGCTCTTCGGCGGCGCTCTGGGGCTCGTTCTCTTCGCCCTGGTCCTCGGGGAGCGTCGGCTCCTCATCGGTGTCGATCTCCGGAAGATCGCCGCAAGGGATCAGCACGTGGGCTTTTCCCTTTCCGTTGTCGAGGAGACACGGGAGGCATCGGTGCGCCCCGGTCGCCGTTTCCCGCCACCGTGGATTTTCCCCGCCGCAGTTCGTGCAAACGCTCATGCTGTTGCTGCCTTCCTGGCTTGTTTCGCCTCTCGATACTCCCGAACCATCGCGTCCCGCGCGGGATCGCTTTTCTTGAATCGATCGACTGCGGCTTGGGTCGTTGGGCGACCGTCTGCCCCAGCCTTGGCGTTCTTCGCGCCGTCGTAGGCCCCGGCGAGCACCCGCTCGACGAACGTCACGCCACGCTTCACCCCGCAGAGCTGTTCCAGCGTCGGGGGGGAGTCGAAGTAGCGGCATCGCGGGAGCCGCTCGATCGCCGCGAGGGCTTGATCCGCCCAAGAGCCGTCGTCGAAGCGGTCCCAGATCGCTGCCGGTGGCTTCTTCGCCGTGAAGGGGGCGAGCTTGCCGCCGGAGGCCTGAGCGGCGATCGCCCAGGCGAGCACGATCTCCTCGGCTCGGGTTCCCGTTTCCCCATCTCGCGCACGCGGAGGAGGAGGAGGAGGGAATTCTCCTCTCCTCTCCTCTACTCCAGATTGCTTCCCCGGATCGGCGGACAGATCCTGGACAGAATCCGGACAAACCCCGGAATCCTGCTGGCGCTCGATAGATTTGCGGATTCTGTCGGCCGCTCGGGCCTTGGCGGCCTTGGAGAAACGGGCCTCCCAGCCGGAAACGGTCATGATTCCGGCCTCGGAGTTGAACTTCAGCCAGCCCACGGTTTCGACCGCGAGCCAGAAGTCGGCATCGCCCCCGCAGATCCGCGCCACGCGGGCCGGGGTGGCCCGGATCGTGCCGTCGGCGGTGTTGATGCTCACCCATCCCCACATCTGGATCAGCCGGTACACGACCGTTTCGACGGCCTGCCCGGTGAGATCGACGAGCTCCTGGATCTCGGGTTTCAACCCGAGGCCGATATCGATCGGTATCCACTCGCCTGCCATCGATCAGCCCTCCTGCCTCCCACCACATCGATCCAATCCGCCCCCACAGATCACGACAGAGGCAACTGCCGCTGAATACACCGCTTCGTTATGTACCGCATTATGCAATTGACTATTCGCTGGCTTTCTCCAACCCAACCGACAACCCGATTGCACCTATCGCAGATAACTCCACGCATAACGCCTGTTTCATGGCAATGATCCAGGCAGATTTTCCGCGGAGTTTGGCCGCAAGACTCGCACTTCCCACCAGCGGCGTTGAACATTCGTGCCGCCTCTTCTGGAGTGCATCGCGGCGGAACGTAGCCGAGTCGCTTAGCGTGATGTGTTTGCACACTCAAAATAGACCTTGCCCACGCATAACTGCCGCGGTTGTCAACACCGCCCTTCCATCTACTATTGCACTGCGACTTTCTGCACCCTGTTGATTCTCCACGCAACAACCTATTTGTCCTGACAATTGCTACAAATCCGCAGTCGCATAAGCATTTGTGAAATCCAACTTTCTTTTTGCCTTTAGATCCGACGTAACCGACAACAGTCCACTTCCCAAAACGAGCACCTCGCAGAAGCACCCTAGGTGGATTTGGCATAACCAAGACTCCTGTTCACTGCCATTCCGCCGAAGCGGCGCCGCAACAACCGCGGGTGTGGTTTTTTCGATCGCGTTCGCTGTCCTCATCCGCGCACTCGGCGGCATCCCTCGCGGCCGAAGCCGCCGCAGCAATCACGAACGCGGCGATGATGCTCGCGATCACAACCGATCCAACGATCCCGATCACGATGCCAAGCCACATGGCCTTGCCCTCACAACGACCGTTCCGCGGATCGCCTCGACCCGCTTCGCGGCCAACTCAAACAGCTCCCGTACATGCGTGGGGCTGATCGCCCGCTTCGACCGCATGCCGGGTATCGCCACCACGATCTCCTCGACGTCCTCGATGCTCACCGCCTGGAGGAGCTGCTCGCGCAGGCCCTCGTAGCGCTCGTCCTGCAACCTTTGCTTCGTGTTGCGCCACGACACCCAGAAGCTCATGTGCCCTGCCTCACTGACTGCCAGGGGAGGGCATAGACCCGCTCGCGCTTGCCGGTGAGGCTCCGCCCGTCCTCGGAGATCACGACGAGCTTCCCGGCCTTCACCAGATCCGAGCACCGGCGAGCGCAGGCGACATCGGAGATCGAGGTCCGCCTCCACAGCTCCGTCTTTGACGCTGGCCCAAGTTGCAGCGCCTCGAGGATCCGGTCGATGTGGCCGGCGGAGAAGTCTTTCGCCCCCTCGGCGGCCTCGTGGCTCGTCTCTGGATCATTCGCCCTGGCTGCCGGCATCGGCATCGGCACCGGGAGCGCCGGATCGAGGAAGGGGAGGAATGTCTGACCGGGCTTGAACTGCATCGCTGCTCTCCTGAAATGATCGATCCCACCCGGACGCGTCGAACGTCCTCCGGCCCAACTCCGAGGTGGTTGCCGCTGCTGCTGTCCGAGGAATCACGGCGCCCAGCGGTCTCCGGCGATTGGCTGCATGTGCCCCGCTCCTCCGGAAGACGGGCCAATTTCGCGTCTTGTCCCGGCCGATCTCTCAAAACCGGGGGAGGCGACCCAGGGCGGGGGTTCGTGTTGGTCAGTCTTTCCCAGGGCCGGGGCCGGTCTCCTCGTGGGCATCCCCCTTCGGCCCCTCAAGCAACTCGCGCTTGCCGTCGGCGAGCCCGAGAAGCTCGGCGTTCTGGGCCTCGGAGAAAACTCCCTGTTCGGTCCGCTCGATGATCCGGCCGACGATCGCGTGGAGCTGCTTGACGCTCGCGGCGCCGTTGATGGCTGTCCGAGCGGATGCCATCGGGTCGTCGGCCGCGGCCCCCGGCTTCGGCGCCTCGAGGCGCTTGGGCTGCGGCTTCGCCGGCAAAGCTGCTGGGGCCGGCGTGGCATCGACCACGGGGTAGTCCATCGCCTCCTCGCTCGTCACCAACCCCTTCAAGACGTCCGGGTAGCTGTCGCGAAGCGCGAACCCACGCGCCCGGAGCTGGAGCATGCGGAGCGGGTACTGGCTCCACGGTCCCGGTTTGCCCCACAGAGAGGCCCGCTTGGCATCGGCTACCGAGAACCGGGCGATGGCCGGCTGCCCGTAGCCGCGGCGCTTCGTCTCGCAGATCGCGACGGCGTTCTCGCCTTCCCCCTCGATCCGCTCGCGAACGTACTCGCAAACCGGCGATCCCATGACCAGGGCGAGGGCCGCATCGCCCCAGATCGCCGGCCGCCCGTTGATGCAGGCGATGTTTTGCAGGCTTTGCATGGGCGAAAGGCCGATCTCCGCGCCGTGCTGGATCGCCAGAAGGCAGGCTTCCGGCTTGCCCCGGAAATCCTTGGGGCTGAAATCGGTTTTCGCGACGAGGTTTGCGAACTGCATCATGTCGGCAAAGGTCGTGAGCGTGAGCCCTCGCGATTCCGACTGAGAACCAACCGAGATTTCCGTTCCGTTGGACATGGGCACAACCTTGTTGTCGTGGTGAATGAAACGTCGAAACCGAATTACTTCTGTTTGGTGGTCTGACCCCGGATCGCCGCTGCCGGCGGCGCCCCGATCTTGCGGCCGCCGTGCTTGATTCGGCCAAGCTCTTGAAGCCCGAGCGATGCGATCTGGATCGCGTTGTTGTGCCGGAGCCCCGGCATGGCCTGGGCTTCCCGGGCGAGCGATTCGATCTCCGAGAAAACGTCCGCTGTTTCGGCGATTGGCTGGCTTTTGCTCGGCATGGTCACTCGGTCCTTTTTGAGGCTTGCAGAACTTCGCGGGCCTGCACGGCAAGCCCGCGTTTGCGGTCGGCGACTTCCTCTCGGTCAACGGTCACATGCGACGGGCAATCGAAGAGCAGGGCGGCCCGATCCCGACCGGCCGACACGACGGTCACGGTGAGCGTCACCCCCTCGACGGTGACGACGACCGTTTCATGCACCCGTCGCGTGAGGCAGAGCCTTCCCATCGATTCCCCTCGTGTTGCCCGCGGCGTCGATCCGTGACGCTGCGGGATTGATCCTGTTGATGCCCCGTCCTCCAGGGCTCCATCCCGCCCGAATCCTCCGAGCGGTCTCCTGTTAGATGCCGTGCTCTCGCTCCCACCCCTCGGCCGCCTCGACGAGCGCCTCCGCGGCGTCTCGCATCGCATCGCTCACCGCGATTGGGTCTCCCGATCGGATGCGGAGGTCGAGGTCTCGCTCGTTGGCCCAGTCGGCGGAGAGGAGCTGAGCGGCGCCGGCGCGAACGTCGCGGTATCGCTGCGTGCGCCGCAGAATCCGCCGGGCGATCTCGTCGGCGTACTTGAGAAGCCGCAGCTTCGCGGGCGGGAGAGCAGGGCGAGCCGCTGCTGGAGCAGTCGCCCCATCGCCAGCCGGTTCCGCCGTTGCCGGGCCTCCCAGTCGAGTCGCTCGAGCGCTGCCCTGTCGGTCGCTTCCATTGCGTTCCCCTTTGGTTTCAGGGACCGCCGAGCGTCGAGTCTTCCTGGCTCGCTGCATCGGCGTTCCTCGCCTGTGTGATGCCAACGGCGGGGGTCGATCCCGGAGGAGATCCCCCCCGCCGCTTGGCACGTGCGATTCCGGGTGGAGCCGGAATCTGGCGGCGATCGCGTTCCCGCGGTCACCGATGGGGGGGAGTTGTATTGAAGGTGAAAACTCCTGTCAACAGGAGTTGTCCAGTTCAGTAGAACTACGTTGTTCCGCCCGCGAAAACCACATCACCCAGGGGGCCGGCAGAAGGCCGGGAAAGAATGCCAGCAGGAAATCCAGCCGTCATTGAAGCGCTTCGGTCATCGCTCCGACTGCACTGGGAGGCGATCGAGTTTTACACGGCCTACGCGGCCTGGATCGATCCGGAGTATCCAAAGCTCGGCAAGAAATACCGAGCGGACGCTAAAGAAGAGCGCGGGCACGCCAGAATGTTGCTTGAGCGTCTTCGCTATTTCGGTGAGCCGGCCGTGTTCGACCACGCCGATCCCGCGGTGCCAACCGACGGATTCGATTCGTTTCTCATCGCTGCTCTCGCTCTGGAAACCGGCGCGGCTGCCGTCGAAGAGGCAAACGTGCTGGTGTGCCGGCAACACGGAGACGAAAGAAGCGCTCTCGTGTTTGATGAGTTGCTGGCCGGATCAGAGGCGTCGATTTTGGAAATCGAATCAACCCAAGCAACGATCAGCGATCTAGGCCTTGAGAATTACTTGGCGACTTTCCTTTGATCGACGTCAGCCGTCGCGCGAGGGGGGAAGAGTTTTTCAAGCTTCACCCCCAGCGCGGCGGCGATTGCTTGGGCAATCGAAACCCGCGGGTCTACCGTCCGCCCAGACACGATTCCATAGACGCACGCCACCGAAACCCCAGCCCTCTCGGCCACATCCTGGAGCCGGAGGCCCCGCCGGGCCGCGAGCGTTTCGATCCTTTTGCCGGCGGGAGTCGGCTCCCAGTTTCGGGGCCTTCCGCCGGGGCCGCGGGGCTCGATCGTCGGGGCAGTGGTGCGAGTAGTTGTTGGCATTCCCAAAACCCCCAGCGTATTGTTCCGATCGCCCCGAATCCCGCACTGCACCGAAATACACCCCGCTGGGCTCGAACCAGCAACCTTCGGTTCCGTAGACCGATGCTCTCCTGAACCAAGGCATTGCCCCTTTGGGGGGGGGTGGGGGGGTATTTGGGGGGGGTTGAGAGCTTCCGGAGCCGAAATAGCGTCGATTAAACCCCCCGCCGACGGGGCCGCCGAAGAAGGGTTTACCCCACACCATGTTTCGCAAATCCGGACCAGAAACCCTCGCTGCATTCGCCCGCGATTACGGCCTCCTCCGGGAGGTGTCGCCCGATTCTGTCCGCCAGTTGGTCATGGCTGCGGATCTTTTTGAGCGCTGGGCCGGTGGGGCCGTCCGCCTCGACGAGCTCGACGAGAAGAGCGTGTCGCTCTGGCTTCGGGATCTGGCGGCTAACCGAGCCCCGGCCACCGTCCGGTCGAAACGGGTGGCAATCCTCTGCCTTTGGAAAGCCGCGGCCGACGAGGATCTTTGCTACCCACCGCACCGCCGGATCCGATCGGCGAGAGTCCCTCAAAAGCCGGTCGATTGTTGGAGCCTCGACGAGGTCCGCACGATCGCGGCCTCTTGCCGGAACCTTCAGCGGTGGCACTCCTCGGGCCTTCGCCGGTCCGTCTGGTGGGAGCTGGCGGTCCGGGTCGCGTGGGACACTGCCCTCCGTCGCGGGGACCAACTCGCTCTCCGGGTGGCCGAGATTGAGCCGACGGGCCGGGCCACGGTGGTGCAACACAAGACATCCAGGGCCCAGCCCATCCGCCTGGGCGAGGAGACGATGGCTCTTCTCCGCCGGAGCCTTGCCGATGTCCCTCGGGAGCTCGTCTGCCCCTGGGAGGCCTCCGATGAGACGTTTTGCAAGCAGTTCTCCCTGATCGTCTCCCGTTCTGGGGTGCGAAAAGGGTGCTGGAAGTGGTTGCGGCGGGCCTCGATAACCGATTGCGAGGCCCAACAGGCCGGTGCCGGAGGCCCCCAAGGCGGCCACGCGCCTGGGTCGAGGATCACGGCCTTGAGCTATGTCAACCCGCGGATCGTCCAGGGG